CTTCTGAAAGTTGGCCCGGTTTCGGGCGGCGACCGCAAGACCATGGCAACCCTGGCGGACAGCCTGGGTTTGCCCCACGAAGATGCGGGCGATTACCTCATCATCGGCCCCGCCAGCGCAGGTGACCGGAAGGCGGTGGCCGCAAAGGCTGCTGCTCTGGCGGTGGGCTGCGTGGAGTATACCGCGCCCGAACCGGAACCCGAGCCGGAACCGGAACCCACGCCCACCCCGGACGACAGCAAGAGCGATGCCACCGCCTGCACCGAGCAGCTGGGCCGCATTGAGGCAAAGCTGGACAAGCTGCTGGGCCTGGTGAACCCCAGCCTGCTGGAGGGCTGATATGCAAGAATGGACGGTGGTTGGCGTTGTTGTTGTGCTTGTAGGGCTGATCGGCTCTGTGAGCGGCCCGCTCATCAAGCTCAACAGTAACATTACAAAACTGACAGTCGCAGTGGACAACTTTAAGCGAGCGTTGGACAAACTGGAAGGCGAAAACCGCGAAAGTCACAAAATTTTTTACAAGCGGCTGGACTGCCACGACAAGGAGCTGGCCCAGCATGAGCAGCGTCTTAAAGCGCTGGAGGCGGAATAATTATGGATATTTCGTTCATTTCCGAGTATATGGTTCCCGTTATCGTGGGCATCTGCCTGTGCGTTGGCTACGTCGTCAAGTCGTGGGTGAAGGATGTCGATAACAAGTACATCCCCACCATGTGCGCCGTGCTGGGCGTGATTCTGGCTGTGTGGATGCACTGGCCTGCCGTGGACGCCGGTGTGATTTTGTCGGGCCTTGCTTCTGGCCTTGCGTCCACCGGCCTGCACCAGGTGTTTAAGCAGCTACTTGGTGGGGAGTGATTGAAGTGTCGCACCAGGTCCCCCGGAATAAAATTATCCTTGAGGAGTTTATACGTCTCGCCATCTTGTCGAAGGACGAAGAAGCGGTGATGCGGACACGGGTTGCTGGGTGGACTAGAGTTGAGCAGTCCATGAAACTTGGAATGTCTCTGGCGAAGGTGGACAAAATCACCGCGCGGCTAAAGGAAAAGTACGATGGTGTGCAAAGATACAGCGCTATTTTACCTCCGCGCAGAACCAGCTCGAAAGAAACATACATGGACACGCACTAACTTTTGGTCAAAAGTTGTATAACAATACGAATTAAAAAGTACGGTTTTACGTCTTTTGGATGGTGTAGGATTATATCAGGGGAGGAAAACGCCTCCCCTGATATACGAACCAAACGAAAGGAGAAAACCGTATGGAAATGACTTATGCATCCAGAGGCGTGGCAAACGCTGGCCTGGCAACAGCCATTGGCGCAGCTATCCTTAGCGTGCTGAACTCTGCAGGTGGCATTGGGGCCATGGCGCTGAACGGCGGGCGTGGTGCCGAGTGCAACGAGAACCAGCCGATCAACCGGTACGAGCTCGATCTCGTGCAAAAGAACGCAAAGCTGGAATCCGACATTGCACTGCGCGACGCGAACACCTACAATGACCAGAAGTCGCTGGAGATGTACAAGTACATTGACGGGCGGCTGCGCGGCATTGAGGAAGTGCAGGCTGCGCAGGCCGTCCACAACCAGAAAACCGAGGACAGCTTTGTGCTGGCCCGGCAGGACATTGCCACTGTGCGCGACAGCCTGACCGAGAAAATCAAGCTGGAAGCCGAGCGCCGTTGCTGCGGTGATAACTCCATCGTGAACTACGCGAACGCCACCTTCTACCCGAAGATGGTTGCGGACGTGACCACGGGAACCACCACCACCGCGCAGACCCTTTACAACCCGCTGCCTAAATGCGGCGAGTGCTGCAACGGGAACTGAGCCGATGGGGGCGGGGCTATGCTTCGCCCCCATTCTCTTTGAAGGAGGATGGTTATGGTTAGCATGGACATGGTACAGCGGGGCATTAACCGCTATATGGAGCAAGAGATCATCAGCCGACTGCCGGAAGGAAGTCTGGGACGGTTTGCAGCAAATGCCGCGAAGTATGTGTTTGTCGCTCGAAGCGGGAACGCCATGAGTTCCCTTGCCGAAAACCCCATTGCAAAGGCGTTTGGGCTGACTACTGACGGGCAATTGGACATTGATTTGGCGGCAGAGGCGGCGCGGGAAAGCATTCCCGACAACGGCTTGAAGGTTGATGTGCCGGTGCTGGGCAGAATGACCTTCCACCGTGGGGATGTGGACACATTGGTTCGCATGATTATGGCTGTGATTCTCGACAAGCAGCCCGCGCTGCACCGGAAGTACAAACACAAATTGCAGGAAATCGGAGAAGCGTTTTCCTGACAACAAGCTCTGAGGAGAAATCCTTGGAGCTTGTTTACTAGAAAGGATGGGAATATGGCAAGAAAGCTTGTGAGCCTGGCACAGTATGAAAAGCAGGCTGCCGAACAAGGCGGCGCTCGAAAAATGTACAACAACAGCGGATGGAGCGTGGGCAACAACGCGGGGAATGCTGCCTCTGTGCGAAAGACGTACTCCGGAAGCAGCGGCGGTTCTTCGTCTGGCGGCACATCTTATTCTGCCCCTGCCGCAACTACAACCACTTCCAGTGGCCCCAGCTATGCGGACGCATATGCCGATGCACTGGCCTCTATCATGGCAGAGCAGCGGCGGCAGCGGGAAGCAGCGTACCAAAAGGCGGCGGCAGCGCAGAAGGAAAACCTCAACTTTGCCACAAACCAGCTGACCGACACCACCAACGACGCGCTGAAACAGGCTTACATCAACAAAATGCAGACCCTCCGCAATCTGCCCCAGCAGATGAGCGCTCAGGGCTTGAACGGTGGTGCGTCTGAAACCACACTGGCCAGCATGAACAACAACTATGGAAACGCCCGCAACCAGCTTGAAACCGAGCGCTTGAAGCAGCTTGCCAGCCTGCAAAACACCTACCAAAACAACCTTGCACAGCTGGAAGCTCAGCGAGCCAGCGGAGACGCTGCGCAGCTCTCCAACCTTGCCCCCACGCTGGCAAACCTTGTGGCCACTAACACCCCTGCAAGTGTAAACATCACGCAGGGAAGCGGCGGCAACGCCGGCAACGTAAGCGCATGGCTTCGCAAGCTGATGGGCTACGACGACGAGGACTATTACAACTGATTTCATTCTCCGCCCGGCCTGAAACACGGCCGGGTTTTTTTGAAATAAGGAGGACTCCATGCCCTATTCTGATCAGGAAGCGTTTCTGAACGCCTACCTTAAAAACTATGCAAAGGCCCAGCAGAACGCCATAAACAGCGGCAAAACGGGCATGAGCAGCGCCCGGTACACCGGCCAGCAAGCCATGAACGCTGCGCCCACAACTCTGCCCGACTATGGAGACATCGCCAACAGCTTTACAACGGCCTACACAAAGCAGCTGGCAGCCGTTGAAGCACAGCGCGAGAAGGAAGCGAAGGCAGCCCAGGCAGCAGCAGAAAAAGAAGCAAGGGCAGCCGCAAGTGCGGCGAAAAAAGCATCCTCTTCCACCACAAAGAGCAAGAAGCTGAAGAAGGAAGAGCTTAAAGCACTGGATGCAGAGCTGGAAGAAATGGCCAAAACGCGGGTGGCCCTGCAAGAAAGAAAAGAAACCCGCGATGCGAACACCCGCGAGCGCATAAAGGAGAACGTCGGAGACACTGCCGGTATTTCCAGCCTTACAGCCGCAAGCAGAACCTTCGCGCCTGAAAGGAAAGGCAGCGCCACAAAGAAAAGACTTTCGCAACGGCTTGCCGCTGGCGTGAAAGGTTTGGCAAAAGGCGCTTCCACCTATAAGCAGATGCAGAAGGCGCGTGGTGGAGTGTCTGCCGAGGACAGCGTGGATCTAGGCGGCGGCCAAACCCCGCAAGCAACGGCGGCAAAACAAAGATCTAGAACCAAATCTCGGGCCTCTGTAGCAAAGCAGAACTTCACGACACAGGAGCTGGATGCACGTCTGACTGCAACAAACCAGCGGATGCGGGAGCTGCAAAAGCAGGGAAAGACCAAAACCCGGGAATACCGGCAACTGCAAAACCAGCATGACACCTATGCAACCGCGCTGGGCGTGGACTCTTTTGCTGGCCGTGCAGGCGCAACCGGACTTGGTGCAGTCTCCGGCTTTGCTGCTGGCGTGGCGAACATGGGCGATGCCACGGCCCGCGCAATCCGTGGCCAGTCTGCAAGTATGGACATCCCGGAGTATGAGGCGGCATCGGACGACCTGCAAGAAGCCAACGAGCAGCGGGACGCTCTCATTCAGATGGGCCGGGCCTACACCGACACTCCGAACGGCCCTGTCGCTACGCCTGAATTCCAGCAGGTGCTTGACCGCATTGCAAGCGCAAAGGGTGTGCGGGCTGAAAATCAAGTAACCCCTGAGCGCAATCAAGTTGTGAGCGACATGCTGGACTTCGCACAAAATCAGAACCAGAAAGCACAGGCGGGCCTTGGCAACACCGGTCGATTCTTGGTTGGCACAATCGGCAGTGTCGCGCAGAACCTTCCTGCTTTTGCAGCAGCGGCGGCAGTGCCAGAAGCTGCCCCCGTTTTGATTCCCGCCCTCATGGGCGCAAGCGCGGCAGGCAACCGGGAGAACGAGCTGGAACAGCGCGGCGTGCCCCTGAATCAGGCTGTGTTGCGCAGTGGCCTGAGCGGCGCAGTGTCCGCCATTACCAACAAGCTGCCTCTTGAGCAGGGCGCAGAACTCATGGCCGGAAACGGCCCCGGCCTTGTCCGCGCTATGGCCCGGCAAGCACTGAGCGAAGGCGGGCAAGAAGCCTCTGAGTACGCAGCAGACTACGGCCTCGACGTTTTAGCCGGAGACCCGGATGCAAACTTTAGCCTTGCCGAACTTGGGCAGCAGGCGCTTGGCGGCGCACTGGGCGGCGTAATCAGCGCGGCCGGAAGCTCTCTCATTGGCAGCGGCGTGAATCGCGCAAGAGAAGTGCTTGGGGCCAACGAAAACGCTCCTGTGGACGTGGATGTGCAACAGAATGAAACGGTATCCCCATCCACCGAAACAGCCCCGCAACAGCCTACTGCAGCGGCGCAGGACGCGGTACAATCCCCCGTTACCGCAGCCGTTGAAGCGTTCCGCAACGGAACCCTGACCAACCAGCAGCTTGACGACCTGAAACCCGGCGGGGCACTGCGGAGCGAGTTTGAAGCAGCCACTGGCATGACCTTGCCCGAAACCAGCAGTGCGACGCGGCAGGCGTTGAAGGCTGGGATGCATGAAGAAATTCCGTATCTGCGGCCTGTTGACAGCACCGAAAACACAGGATATGATGGAACCAATGAGACCTACACAGGAGGTGCGAGCGATGACGGGACTGGAAGAGGCAATGGAAAGATTGCGGAACCGAACGGAGAAGGACGAGAGGGAATTCCAGAATTATTACGCGACGCTGGAAACAGCCATGGAGCGCAAGCAAGCGAAGGGCTTGTGGGAAATTGGAACCCCTCTGGAGGAACTCAAGTATTACGTGGATTTCTAAATGTATCACCTGAAACACAAGCGGCTGTCGAACGGAGCGGAGCCACACCCCTTGAGCTGAGAGACACGACCAGTGACCCTCAGCTTTTTTCATCGGCTCTTGAAGAAGCCCGGCAGAAGAATCCCCATGGTCTAATGGTGAGCCCCAAAACCGTTGAGGAGTTAAGCCAACCCGAAACCCGCACCTTTATGAGCGCGGACAATATGGCCGGTGCGCTGGTTACGGCAGACGGCGACATTGAAGCGGTGTTCAAAAACCCGCAAAGCAAGGCAAAGCAAGCGGCAACATCTCTCTTGATTACGGCCGTGGAGAATGGAGGACGCAAACTTGACTGCTACGGCGAAGCCCTGGTGCGTACATATAATAACCGAGGATTTGAGGCAGTTGCTCGCATTCCGTTTAACGCGGAAGAGGTGGAAGCCGGGTGGACATACGGCAAACGAGATGTCTATGTGATGAAACTGCGCGATGGTGTGACGGCGCAGGACATTGCAAACCGGTTGACTTTGCCAGAAGAGGACGGCGGTTTTCACCAACAAACACCGCAAGAGCTTGCCAACCTTCCCGTATTCGACGACTACGACGAGGCGCTGGCATACCGCGACAGTCTGCTCACCACCCCCGCCGAAAGCGGCAGCATTCCGGAACTCATGCCCACCGCAAACCAGAGTGTGCAAGAGCCTATCCCCACATTGGCCGATCACCCCAACACGGTAGGCGCGGCGCAACGGCAATTTGACCGGCCCGAAGTTGCCAGCCAGAGCCACATGACCCGCGACACAGACAATGATTACCTGCAACCTCTTGTGCAGAGCGATCAAGGCGGTGAGCAACAGTTTACCCACGAGCGCGTAAGCAACGCAGACCGCATGAAAATTGCGGCCAACAGCATGGAGACCGAAAGCCGTGACGAGATCGTGTCCCGCTTGACCAGCAAAGAGCAGTGGGACGCAGATGACACCGCATTGGCCGGAAGCGTGCTGCGCGAGTGGGATTTGGCTTTGGGCGACATGGACAAGAGCGGAGACGCATATAAGCAGGCCCTTGCCCAAAAGATGAAGTTTACTCAGCGCATTAGTGAATCCAACACCATGAATGCGCAAGCACTGCAAATGACGCAGGAGTTTACCACTCCTGAAACCGCCGTGATGCAGTCGCAGAAGAGCATCAAGACCGCCGTTGACCGTGTAGCAAATGGCAAAAACAAGCGAAAGTTCGACCAATACAAGGGCGATGTGGAGACGGCCGTTGCAAACGCAGAGGATACGGCCACGCAAAAAGCCAATGACGCGGTGCAGAAAGCCATTGAAGCTGTGCAGCAGCAGGCCACAGACACGGATGCACAGCCCAGAAATGCGACAAAACGCGGCAAGCGGACAGAAAAAACGCAGGATGAGACGAACCAGCCCTCTGCCGAAGATGTACTGAGCCGCAAGCTGGCGGCTGCCGTAAAGCGGCACGTAACGGACGGGAAAGAATCCAGTGTTGAGGACGTTGTACAAAGCGAAATGCTTTCCCAGCTGACCAAGATGGCGACAAGCGACACCGAAAAAGGCGCACGGCCCCAAAAGCCGAAGCTGACGGTTGAGGAAAAGCTGCAAACCGCGTTGGACAATCAAGAGACATACTCGCGGGTATGGGAAGCGGCAAAGGAAGCGCTTGCCGAAAGGTACAAAGACAACGCTGATATGAGCAGCCGCCTGCAAGCATTCTTCGATGACGCCGGAGAATCCGGTTTGTACGGGAAAGACACAATAAAGCAACTTGTGTCCAAGTACACCAAAGACCAGGGGATTGACTTCAAGGCCCTGGTCAAAAAAAGTCGCGGAGACAAACAGGCTACCCTCCGGGAAATTCAGGATCGCATTCAGGATACGTTCGACATGGACGACACGCAGGCCCAACGTATCGCCGAAATTGCCATGAATGAGTATTCCAAAGCATTGTCGGAAGCGGCGGACGCAAACCTGAAAGCCCTCCGGGGCGGGAAAGGCAAAACAAGCAAGTCCACGCACGACCAATTTTTGGAGCTGTTGCGCATGGGCGTTTACGATGAAGGCGACGTGCAGGCGTATGCTGCATCCAAATTCGGTGTGCAGCCGTTGACCGCCGAACAGTGCCAGCAAATTCTCGACCTTGCAGAGCGGGCGGAACAGCTCCCCGTGAACAGCCGTGAGCGGGTGGCCATGGAAAACGAAGCGGCCGCCATTGCGGCTCAAAACGTGAGCGGCTCTTTCCGCGATGCATGGGACACATGGCGCTACACATCCATGTTGCTTAGTGCCAGCACCAATGAAAAAAACATCGGCGGCAACGTGTCGATGGGCCTGAATGCCCGTGCAAAGGACGTTGTACTTGCATCCATGGAGTGGATGATTAACAAGGTTGCCCCCGGAAAGGTTGAACGCACAACGGCGATTGCAACGCCGTTCACCAAGGAAGGCCGTGCGTTGCTTGCAGCTTCTGCCAACGACGCCGACCTGAACAGTTATCGCCAGCTTTCGAGCACAAGCGAACGCATGAATCTGGCGCGGGATATGCAACAGCACCGCGAAACCTTCCGAAGCCTTGCGTCCCCTGATAGTAACAACATTGTAACCAAATTTCTGTCTGGTCTCGACCGCCTAGCTGCAAGGGCAAGCGCGCCACTGGAAGTTTCTGACTATGAGGGCGCTTTTGGTGTATTGGAGGGTCTGCGCGGCATTAACAAAACCATGGACGCCGCGATTGACTGGATTCAGGATTCTGCGGCAAGTGCCACAAACAAGGGCGTTCTCGGCGTTGCTGGTCTGAAAAACAACTATGCATGGTCGTTGGCGCAATACCTCAAAGCAAACGGCGCAGACGCAAGCATTTTCGATGCGACGGATGCACAAAGCCTTGCGTTGCTTGACAAGGCCAGAGCACATGCAATCCAACAGGCGTTGATTAACACCTACCATGCGGAGTCCCAAACGGCCTCTGCCGTGTCCAAGTTCAAAGCAGATTTGCGCGGTTCCGGCAGCTTTGCATCCAGTGTGTTGGGCGACATCGTGGAAGGCCAGCTGCCCTTTGTAAAAACGCCCATCAATGTGGCAAAGCAGAGCTTGCAGTATAGCCCGCTGGGCTTCGTGTCTACCGCCGCCGAGGGCGTAAAGGTTGCGCGTGGCACTGGTGATGTAAACCTTATGCTTGACCATGCGGCGGCTTCTGTCACCGGCAGCGTGTTGTTTGCGCTGGGCGGAATTTTGGCCAAGAAGGGCTTGCTCACTGCCGGAATTAGCGACGATGAAAAGGACAAGGCAAACCTAGAAGGCCGCCAAGAGTACAGCCTCCAGCTGGTGGACGATGACGGAAAGCTACACAGCTACACCATTGACTGGGCCAATGCTGCCGCTATCCCGATGTTCGCGGGGGCCGAGTATGCAAAGCTGGCTGCAAGTGATGGGGCCTCGCTAAACAGCGTTGTGTCCGCGTCTCAACAAGTGTTGGAGCCTCTGCTGGGAATGTCCTTCTTGCAGGGCTTAAATAACAACCTTGAGTCTCTGCGCTACTCCGAGGACCCTTACGTTTACGGCATGGCGAAACAATCCCTGAGCAGCTATGCAACACAAGGTATCCCTACGCTTGCCGGACAAGTCGCTCGAAGCGTTGACCCCGTGCGGCGCAGTACATACAGCGGCACGACCGGCATTGAGTCCGACATCGGCTACACGGCAAACAAAATCCGCAACAAAATCCCGTTCTTGTCCGAGACTGGGCAGCCGTACATTGATGCATTCGGCGACACCCAGTCGAATACCGGCGGAAGTTTTGCCGGGCGGCTGGCATACAATATGCTCTCCCCCGGTTACTACAGCGAGACGACGGACGACCCCGTGAAGCAAGGTGTGCTGGATTTGGCCAACAGCTCTGGCGACAACAGCGTAATTCCGGAAGTCGCTGAAAAGAAAGTGTCGTGGACTTCTGACAAGGAGCGCCACAGCTATCAGCTTTCGCCGCAGGAGTACACCGACTTTGCAACACAGTCTGGCCAGCTGCGCAAGGACATGGCCGAAGCCGTGCTGGATTCGCGCTACAACGAAGAGCAGCAAGTGCAGCTTATCCCTGAGCTGTACAGCACCGCAGGCAAGATTGCGGCACTGGACATTGTGCCTGACTACTCCGTTGGCCCCGAAGAGCAAAAGCGCATTGACATCTACAACCAGTATGGCATTGAAGGCTTGATGAACTGGATTGCGTACCGGAAGTACGCGAACACAGAGGGCAAGACCGGAATCAACCAGAACGAGGCCCGTGCATGGCTGAATGACAGCAACATGAGCGAGGCCATGAAGGATGCATTCTGGGATGCAAGCTCGACCACCTGGAAATCCAAACGGTAAAGGAGCAGAAAATGGATATTGGTAACAACATTGCCTTCGAGCGTATCCGCCGGATCACCGGCTATCTGGTGGGCACCATGGACAAGTGGAACGACGCAAAGAAAGCGGAAGAACGAGACCGCGTAAAGCACTTATAATGCAACAATAGAGTAACAGTTCAACGTAATTGCGCCAAAAAATCGCCAAAAACCCTGACTTTTAATCAGGGTGTCCGGGGTTCGAATCCCCGATGGCTCACCAAAAAGTACGCCGCGCAACAAGTACGTTGCACGGCGCTTTTTGTATTTACCCGATGTTGTCCAGCGGGCTGAATTTTGGGAATGTGAGTACGGTTTTGCGGGTAGTCAGGTGGCCTGGATCCTGCGCATTCTAACCGCGCGGTGAACGGGCGAAATGACCCGGAGAGGCTGGAAAAGCGATCAATACATTTTGATGGATCGGGCATTTGCAACGGTTTCAAGCAGGCGTTCAAACAAGCGGATCGAAAAGAGGCAGCCGCCCGGCCGGGTGCATTCCGGGCGGGCCTGCCGTGAAAGGAAGCGAAGAGCAGGATGGTGTATACAGTTACCTTCAACCCGGCCCTGGATTACGTGGTGTGGATGGAGAAGCTGGCGGTGGGCGGGGCCAACCGCGCCGGGCAGGCGGAAATTCAGCCGGGCGGCAAGGGAATCAACGTCTCCTGCGTACTGCACGAGCTGGGCGTGGAGACCACAGCGCTGGGGTTTGTGGCCGGGTTCACCGGCCGCGAGCTGGAAGACAGCCTGGCCCGGCGGGGTGTGCGGACGGACTTTATCCATCTGGCGGAAGGCCAGACCCGCATCAATGTGAAGCTCAAAGGGCAGGAGGAAACCGAGATCAACGCCGCCGGGCCGGTGATTCCGCCCGAGGCGCAGCGCCGCCTGCTGGAGCAGCTGGACGCACTGCAGGCGGGCGATGTGCTGGTGGTTTCCGGCTCGGTTCCGGCCTCCATGCCGGGCGGCAGCTACGAAGCGCTGCTGCGCCGGGTGGAGGGCCGAGGCGTGCTCACGGTGGTGGACGCGGCCGGAAGCCTTCTGCGCGAGGCGCTGCCCTGCCGGCCGTTTCTCATCAAGCCGAACCATCTGGAACTGGGGGAGCTGTTTGGAAAAAAGCTGACGGGCAAGAAAGAGATTCTGGAGTGTGCCCGCGCCCTGCAGCAGCAGGGGGCGCGCAACGTGCTGGTGTCCATGGCGGGGGATGGCTCGCTGCTGCTGGACGAGCGGGGCGAGGCCCATCGCCTGGGCGTGCCGAAGGGCACCGTGCGCAACTCGGTGGGCGCAGGAGACTCCATGGTGGCCGGGTTTGTGGCCGGCTGGCTGCAGCGGGGCGATTACGCATATGCCCATCGCCTGGGGGCGGCGGCCGGAAGCGCCACGGCCTTTGCCGATGGGCTGGCCCGGCGGGCGGACATTCTGGCCTTGATGGAACAATTTTGA